AGTTAATAGTTGAAAAGTTTTTCAATAAACTTTTTGTGTTATCACTTATTTTCATCACGATTAGCCTCCTTTATTTTCCTTGTCGTGAACATGTAGCATGAATAGTGCATAGTGAATCACCTTAAGTAAATCTGCACGATTCCTACCATTCTTTTTTCCGTATCTTTGGGCATACTTCATAATATTCCCAATACAAAAACCTTCACCATGTCCACTGTCAATAATAAATTCAGTGGACTGGTATTTGTTTAAACTGTAATGTTGGTCATAAGTCCCATCAATATACGAGGACAACTCCTTCAAGAGTTTGTCCTCATTATATTTGTAATTGATTTTGTTCTTATTAAACATCGTAGTCTTCATTATACTCTGAAGTCTCAGATTCGTCTAGTGGGTTTTCTTCATCAAGATTAACTCCTGCATCAATCTTGGTGTAGAGGTCAAGAATAGAGTTTCTTGTATCCTCATCAAACCTTGAAATACACATTTGGATTGACTTGAGTTTGTCACCAAACATTCTGTATGCATTCACAATGTGAACCAGTCTTCTAGTAGTCACGACATCATCAATACCACCTTCGTAGAAAGTTTTTCTGATTATGTCTGCCCAATCTACAAGTTTCTCAACGAACTCTGAATCAACATCACCTGTCAATTCCATTTCTTTTGCAAGAATTTTTCTCTCAGTTGTCACTGGTGGATATTCTTGTTGCATTGTGATTGCAAACCTTTCCAACATAGCTTCGTTCATGATTTGAGTTCCAATGAACTTTCCATCTTCAGAACCTTGTCCTTTAGTGTTTGCAGTTGCAAGGATTGTAAAACCATTTGCAGGTTTGACCCACTCACCAGTTTTCTTGATTAGGTATCCTTTACCTTCAAGAACTGATTGTAAACACATAAGTTTGTTAGAACCTAAGTCAACTTCATCTAGAAGAAGAACGGCACCTTTTCTCATAGCTTTGATGACAGGGCCTTCTCTGAAGATAATGTTTCCATTGACTAGAGTGTGACCACCCATCAAATCATCTTCATCAGTCTCAATTGTAATGTTGACTCTGTAAAGTTCTCTTTTCAATTGAGCACATGTTTGTTCAATCATCAATGTTTTACCATTTCCTGAAAGACCAGTAATGAATACTGGGAAGAAAATTTTAGACTTGATTATGTTCTTGACATCTTTGAAGTGTCCAAAAGGAACATAGTTAGACATTTTCTCAGGAACGATTTTGACATTGTCATCCATCAAGTTCACTGACTCAGTTGCAGCTGCAACTGGCATATTTTGTGAGACAGGTGCAGGTTGTAAAACACTTGCAGGTGGTGACACTGGGACACTTGGTTGTCTCATTTGAACTACATTTCCTAGAACAGGTTGTAGGTTGAATATTGAACCCTGTTTGAAATTGTATCTAGGATGTTTGACCCAGTATGGAACATGGGACAATGTATCAAAGTCTTCCTTAGTAAAGGTAGTCTTATCAGGGAATTTTGATGTAAGTTCTGCGAGGAACTCTTTTCTGTCAGGTGTAAAATGGAAGTCCTTCCCATCAACTAAAATGGACTCCGACCTGTCATAACTTCTTTTGTTCATATAGTCTCCTTATTAAAGTTATTAGTTAATCTCATCATTGTTCTATTATACGAAAAAGTGAAGGTCATTGTCAACCTCATTATTCTATAATCCTCAAAATTCTAGTAATATCTTGTTCAATTGACACTTCAGTTTTCTTACCATTGACTTTTCTCATTGTCGTTAGTGAACCATTGTTCACCCAATATCTGAAAGCTTTACATTCAACTTTTTCTAATTTACATTCTTCCTGTCTAGGACAATTAAATTCCTTACAGGGACTAGGGCCAACATCCATAACTGCATCTGCAAATTTGGAATAGTTGGGGTCGGGCATATGATAATATGCAGGGTCTACTTGTATAGCCATTATGCGATCTCCTTTATAAATTCGTTTGCAAGAAATCTAGAAGTAGATTTAGATTTCATGTTTCTCATAAATGCACCTTTTAGTTTTTGTTTTGATGCATCAACCAGTTCATCAGATAATCCCTCAGAACCATCAACACCCAGTCCTTTAGAATATGCAACAAACAAAGTTCCATAACCATGACAAGGGAAGACACTTCCAACTTTTCTAGTTTCTAACCATAGTTTGTCTTTTTTATCATATGGAACTGAAATCTGTGCAGTGTCCAACAACCATAGGAAGTCTTGTTTCTTACCTAAAACAAAGTATCCATTGACTGACACTCCAGTTGTTTTTTTCAACCAGTCCAGTAAGTTCTGAGTTCTTTGAAAACTATTACCACTGTAATAGTGTCTTGAAGTTTTTTCATAGACATATGGTTTGTTATTGAATGGGTCTAGAATGAATCTTTCAGTTCTTGAGTTCCATCTGTCTTCACCATCCCTCTGTTCATTCTCATCTGCAAACTGTTCAGTAGATGGTTGAAGATATGGTGAACTGTGACTCTCACCATCTGAGATAACTGTAAGAATGGACTTTTCAATATTGTATTCTTTATTGAATGCAGGTATGATTTGTCTCATTGCAACCAGTGAACTGTCAAGAGGTGTCCCACCAAGTCTGTATGCATTTGGTGTTCTGAAGTCAGTATAGTAATAACCACCATCATATGATTCTTGATATTCAGGATTAGTGAACCAACCATTGTGTTGTTCAAGATATTTGTCAATACCTCTCCATCCACCATTGTCAAATTTGTAATTGTTGAAAAGAGCACCGATGACACCCAACATTTCATTGTAGTGTTTTCCACTCATTTTGTCAGATAGAAGTTCTATCAAATAACTTTCATCATTTCTGTATGCATACTCATCTGCATTGTCAGGACTGTATGCATCTGAGAAAAGATACACTCTGTGAGGTATGTTTACTTTTCTACAGAACTCTGCAAGAACTAAAGATTGTTCAATCAGGTCTGCAGCTTCATTGCATATTGACCCACTCCAATCAAGTAGAACTTGAACACCATGATTTTTTCCATCAGGAAAATATGTTGCTCTTTTGAATACATCTTCTACAATCTGATATTTTGCAAGTCTGTTCATATCCAGTTTACCAGTTTTACCAGTGAATGCATACTTACTTACTTGAGCAGATTGTCTCATTTCAAATTCTTTTGCCATGTGGTTAACAACTGGTTTGTTTTTTGCAACAAGTTTTTTACCACTGAAGACACCCTTGTTCCAAGACTGCATTACTTTGTCTTCTCTGTAATATTCTGAATCAGTCTTGTTAGATGTCCAGTCTTTCCAGTCTTTGATAACTTTTTTGTAATTAACAATAATTTTAGAAAAATCATTTGCATCAAAAACATCTTTCATCTTTTTGTAAGACTTGATAATAACTTCATCTGAAAGAAATTGTTCTTCGTTGTTATGTGCATTGTGTTCTGTGATGGATTCTCTTGCACCATCTTCATCATCGTATTTTCCACCTGATAAACCTTCAGAACCTTTTGAACCAGTGTCAACTTTTTCATCTTCTTCAGTTTCAGTAGTTTCTCCGTCTCCATCTTCATCACCATCTTCTAGGTCAGGAAGTGTATCTTCACCTTCTTCATCTGAAGTTCCTGATGGATTCTCACCACCTTCTAAATCTTCTTCGTCATCACTGTCACCCCAGTCAAAAGAATCTGAGAGATCGTCATCATCTTCCATGTCTTCATCATCAATATCATATCTGTAAGAAGATGGAACGATAGACTCATCATTCTCATCCCTAGTTTCATTTTCTTTTGACCACTCGTAGATTGCAGTTGCACATTCAACCACCTCTTCCCAAGTGTCACATTTTTCTGACCAATCTAAGAAGACTTGTTCTTCATCAGTTAGTTTGATATTGACTCTTGAACCACATTTTGTGATGAGGTTGATTTTGTCAATAAGTGAAAGTTCTTGTAAGTCTCTTCCTTTGAGTTGGAAGAAATCCATTTCCATAAGTTCATTGTATGCAGTATAGAAAGACTTTCTAAGTCCTGCATATTTC